TACACAAGACGCTCCTGTGGCTCAGGATGCGTCCTTTGCGTCTATTGCTGAAAACATGGTAGTAGACAAGTACGGACGTATTGGCGCTAGACAGGGCTTAGATAAGCTCACAAGCAGTGCTACGCCACTGGGGTCTAGCCTTGGCATTGAGACTATCTTTGAGTACGTAGATCACAGTGGTGACATTGTAGTATTCTCTACTGGTAACAATAAGGTGTTTACTGGTACGACTACATTAACTGATGTTACTCCCGGCAGCTACACAGTCAGTGCAAACAACTGGAAGATTATAAACTTTAACGACCATGCTTACTTCTTCCAACGTGGACAAGAGCCTCTTATCTACACTGACCACGGAGGCAGTGGAGTATTAGAGAAGTTTAGTGACCATAGTCATGCTACAGGCACACCACCACAAGCCAATGAAGCTCTAGCAGCTTTTGGTCGTGTGTGGGCTGCTGACGTTACTGGTAACAAGCACACGTTGTACTGGTCTGACTTATTGTCTGGACATGCGTGGACAGGAGGTTCTTCAGGTTCTTTAGACGTTACAACGGTGTGGCCTACAGGACACGATGAGATTGTAGCCTTAGCAGAGTTTAACGACTTCTTAGTTATCTTTGGCAAGCGTAGTATTCTATTGTACTCTGGTGCAAGCTCACCGTCCTCAATGGTACTAGCAGATGCTATTACAAACATTGGATGTATTGCTAGAGACAGTGTGCAGTCCACAGGTACAGACTTGATCTTCCTGTCCGACACTGGTGTACGTAGCTTGGGCAGAGTTATACAAGAGAAGTCTAACCCTATTGGTGACGTATCTAAGAATGTACGTGACGAGATGATGTTCACTGTTAATACACAGACTAACAACATTAAGTCTGTTTACAGCCCAGAGCATTCTTTCTATCTGTTGTTCTTGCCCACAAGCTCTATTGTTTACTGCTTTGATATGCGAGGTAAACTAGAGGACGGTAGTAACCGTGTGACTACATGGCCTAGCACTAAGATCCTATGTGGCAATAGAGCAGCAGACGGTACACTGTACTTAGGGTCTGTCAAAGGTATCAATAAGTACAACGGGTATTTAGATGACACTGATAGCTACACTATGCGTTACTACACTAACCCGTTGTCCTTTGGTGACGCTAGTAGACTGAAGATTCTAAAAGAAATCAATTTTACAGTTATTGGTGGTCAAGGCGCACCAGTAACAGTTAACTGGGGATATGACTACACTGAAGGATACACAAAGCAAGCTGTAACTGTAGCCAACGCTAGTATCGCTGAGTATGGATTATCTGAGTACAACGTAAGCACATCAGAATACAGTGCTACAATTATTATTGACAAAGCCAAGGCTAAAGCAACTGGATCTGGCAGAGTAGCCACTATTGGTTTGGACTGTACAATTAACGAAAGATCACTGTCCATACAAGAAGTAAACATTGAAGCACTTATAGGTAGATTAATCTAATGACGAACTATACGAAAACTACTGACTTTGCAGCAAAGGATTCTCTACCTTCAGGTAACGCTGCTAAGATTGTAAAAGGCTCTGAGATTGATACAGAGTTTAATAACATTGCAACTGCATCAGCAACTAAAGCAAACGCTAATGATGCTGTCTTAACTGGCACGACTACTGCTCAGACACTGGACATCTCAGGTAATGTTGATGTTGATGGTACTCTGGAAACTGATGCACTGTCCCTTAATGGAGTTACAGTAACCAGTACTGCTGCTGAACTAAATATCCTTGACGGTGTTACTGCTACAGCAACGGAAATAAATTTGTTGGATGGGGTTACCGCTACTACGGCAGAACTGAACTACGTTGACGGTGTTACTTCAGCAATCCAGACACAGATAGACACCAAGGCACCTCTGGCATCGCCTACGTTTACTGGGACTGTTACTGTTCCGGGTCTAACGACTACAGCAAATGTGTTGCTTGGCGACAACGACAAGGCTATCTTTGGCGCTGGCTCTGACCTGCAAATCTACCACGATGGGTCAAACAGCTTTATCAAAGATGCTGGTACAGGCATTTTATTTGTACAAGGCTCGGGAGGAGTAAGGGTTCTAGGGGCTGATACTAGCGAAAATTTAGCTAGGTTTAATGAAAACGGTTCTGTTCAACTGTATTACAACAATGCTGAGAAACTAGCCACAACCTCCACAGGCATCACCGTATCAGGAGCAGTGGGCGCTCCATCGAGCGAAGACTTTTACCGCATCAAGTTTCAAGACCAAGGTGGGATTGCTAATGATGTAGGGATTGGTCAGCCTGACGCTGACTCTCTCGCCTTCAACTTCACGCCTACTGCTGGAGGACATATTGCCTTCTTTGCAGGAAGTAGTGAGAAAGTCCGCATTGATGCATCAGGCAGGGTTGGTATTGGTACGACTCCCGACGCTCTACTGCGAGTTAACGGCACCGCCAAGATAGGCGAAGGTGCTGCAAGTAATACTGCCAAGCTAATGGTAAATACTGCTTCTGGTACAGCGGCAGGAATACAGCTTTTTCAAGATAGTGTTGAAAGTTGGATTATTGATAACCCAGCATCCAGCACAGCTTTGACTTTTTCTAATAGTGGCACAGAACGCATGAGAATAGATGCGTCAGGCAATGTTAATATTGGCACTACAAGCGCCTATGGCACGAATGTATTAAACGTAAACGGTGGTATTGCTATTGACGGTCGCAATGCGTCTACTCCGGGCCTTTGTGAAAAAGGCGATGTAGATACAGGTATTTTTTGGCCTGCGGCTAACTCGCTCTCTGTTGCAACTGGCGGCACAGAACGCATGCGTATCGACTCGTCAGGCAGGGTTGGTATTGGTGCGACCAGCCCGTCTGTAGCGTTAGACGTACAAGCCGCCTCTGGAGCAAGTCGTATAAATGTTGGAACAGGTAGTGTAGCTGGCGACCACGGCGTAAACGTCGTAAGTGGTGGAGCGAATAACGACTATGGCGTTTTCTTCAACGGAAGCATGGCATTAGGTAGTAATACAACCGCTGGAACACAATTAAAAATTGGGTCAAATGGCTCTGAAACAACTTTTCAAACTCTGACTTTTCACACAGATGCCAGTGAGCGCATGCGCATCGACTCGTCAGGCCAACTGCTCATAGGTTGCACAGGTCAAACTGGAGATGCGCCAAACTCAGATGGGTTTCTTTTCCAGCAAATTGGTAATGTAAAAATAAGGGTTAACTCTGATGGACAGGCGTGTCAGCAATACTACAGCCCCACCGGAGGCACGAGCAGCCCTGTAGGAAGTATTACTGTCGGTGCTTCCTCTACAGCATTTAACACATCATCAGACCAACGCCTGAAAGAAAACATTGCAGACGCTGATGATGCTGGAAGCAAAGTAGACGCTATCCAAGTACGTCAGTTTGACTGGATTGCTGATGGCTCCCACCAAGACTACGGCATGGTTGCACAGGAGCTGCAAAGCGTTGCACCTGAAGCCGTCACTGGAGACGGTGACTCAGATGAAATAATGGGCGTGGACTACTCAAAGTTAGTTCCAATGCTTGTCAAAGAAATTCAATCACTACGTGCAAGGGTTGCACAACTGGAGAATAACTAATGGCTACATGGACTATAGTACAACTTGAACGCAACACTGCTGACGGTGGTGTAACTGTTGCACACTGGAGAGTATCTGAAGTAGATGGAGACTACTCTGCATCTTCTTATGGCACTGTAGGCTTTACACCTGACGCATCCGCTGAAGGTTTTATTGCTTATGGTGTACTTGTCGAGGACACAGTACTTGGCTGGGTGTGGGAGCAGTTAGACAAAGATGCAATTGAAGCATCACTGACAGCTAACATTGAAGAACAAAAGAATCCTACAACTGCTGATGGAGTACCTTGGTAATGCCATACGTAATTGACGCTTTTAACATTATTACTGCTTTAGTTGCTCTAGCGTCAGCTATTGCAGCAGTAACTGAAACACCTAAAGATGATGAGCTAGTAGCTAAGGCATACAAGATACTAGACATGATTGCACTAAACGTAGGTAAGGCTAAAGACTGATGAAGCAAGATCAGACGCAAACACTTGAC